CGAACTGGCCAAGGCGCAGCAAGAGTTCCAGGCGCAAGAAAACCAACTGAAGTTCCAGTTAGAAGACCAACGCAACCAACGCGACTCACAGATGAAGTTAGACCTGGAGATGCGTAAGGCTGAGGTTCAAAACAACAAGGACATCTTGGTTACTTACCTTAACAATGCAAGTAAAATCGAGACTGCACGAATTAGTGCTGGCCTTGACGATGGCACAAACGCCTACGTTGCAAACGTAGAGCAGGCTAAAATGATCCAGGCTACTTTAGGACTACAAGAGGTTGCGGACTACGATATGACAATAGAAAACAATGGCCAAAAGATTGAGCAAATGATGGCCCAATTGATGCAAGCAATCACTCAACCTAAGCGCATCGTGCGAGACGAGCAAGGCAATATCGCTGGCGTTGTACACGGCGAATCACCTGAACAACCTACTGAAGGAATGTAATCATGGCATTAACAATCAAACATACCAAAGTATCGACCATTCCTGATGGTTCAGACCCAACGCTTATTCGCCCTTCCGATTGGAATGCGGATCACTCATTGGCGGGTGTTGCATCCGTAGCGCAAGGTGGAACTGGATTAAATGCGGTAGGCACTTCAGGTCAAGTCTTGGGGACTGACGGCACAAACATGGTTTGGCAGGATATTAGCGGAACTGGGACAGTTACTTCCGTTAATGCTTCAGGCGGCACAACAGGCATGGGATTTAGCGGTGGTCCGATTACTGGTAGCGGAACATTGGTTTTAAATGGAACATTGGCGATTGCTAACGGCGGAACAGGACAAACAACCGCAGGCAACGCTGGTCAGGCGTTAATCAGCAATGGATCAGGCTCTTCCTCATGGGGAACTCCGGGTCTTGCTTCAAAAGCATACGATGTCATGGGCGGCGTGGCTAACCAAATCCTTTTCCAAAATGGCATTGACTCAACTCACTACATTGATGCGCCTACAACGGCAAGCACTTTCCTTTCATGGAACGGCACAGGGTTTGCTTGGGCAACGGCTGGAGGTGGTTCAACATTAACAGGTCGCACCGATTCAGCAACCCCATTCCTGACATCATTGGGAGCAGGCGCATTATCCGTAGCCACGGGCGCAAATAACACCTCAGTCGGGTATCAAGCAGGTAACTTAGTATCTTCAGGCAACAACAACACCTTTATTGGTTATCAATGTGGTGATGCAATCTCAACAGGCATTGGTAACACCGCATTGGGCGCAAATACATTGGGGGCGGCTTCAACTGCCCAATACAGTATTGCCATTGGTTTAAATGCGGCGAATGCTGGTAATGGCTCAAATAACATTGTCATTGGAACAAACGCTGGCGCAAATGCGGCTACCAATTCCAATATTTTCTTGGGAACAAACGCTGGTAATAGCCCAACTGCGGCAACTGCTGGTGAATGTATCGGTATCGGTTCTAATTCCTTGTCATCCCAAAATTCAAGTGTAGGCACAGTAGCGGTTGGTACTGAAACATTTAGCAATTTAGGTGTAGGCGGCAACAATACTGCCGTTGGATATTATGCTGGTAATGCGGCAACTGGCGGCAATGGCTTAACTTTAATTGGTTTTAATGCTGGTAAATTAATCACTACCGCTAACTACAACACCATGGTTGGTTCAAATGCTGGTGCGGTAGTAACGGGAGCCAACAATACATTTATTGGATCATCTTGCGGCGATCAAGCAACTACAATTACAGGCGCAGTCGCAATTGGTGTTGATGCTTTAGGTGGTGTGGCGACCTCTACCGCCGTTGGTACAGTTGCAGTCGGCAATAATGCCCTACTTGCTTTGACCTCTGGCGCAAACAATACTGCAATTGGACACCAAACAGGTCAAGCATTAACTACTGGCACGGGCAATACAATGCTTGGCTACAATGCTGGCTTCACAAATATTATCGGCATTAACAACACTAGCATTGGATTAAATGCTGGTAGATTAAACACAAACAGCCTCAATACTTTTGTTGGTGCTAATGCTGGCGCAACTGGCACGGGTGGAAGCAATACGATTGTCCGTGCAGTCGCAAGTTCATCATTGACCACAGGCTTTGGGAACACTTTAATCGGTGTAGGTTCAGGCACAAACCTGACCAGCGGCAACAACAACACAATTATTGGTAACTTTAATTTACCCCTTGCAACCTCAAGTAATTATGTAGCGATTGCGGATGGTGTAGGCGATTTAGCGGTGATGTTTAATGATCCGGGAGCAATGACATTTGACGGGTTAAATTATGGTAGTCCGGGTCAGGTATTGAAATCCCTAGGCGATAGCAATCAACCAACATGGCAAGACCCTAACCTTAATATTTTCCAAAATGTATCGGTAACCAACGGGATTGCTCCTGACGATGCAATTACCTTTGCGGATGCTTCTACTGGCGGCTTCACTTTGACATTGCCTTCAGCAATTGATAATCCTGGTCTATCTTTGACTGTAAAGCGCATCGATACAGTCGGCGCCAATGTCCTAACCATTGCTTCTGCTGGCGGCAACATTGAAGGGCTAGTAACACAGACCCTCGGTCCGGGCGTATCATGTATTTATGCCTCCGATGGCGCAAATTGGTGGGAATTGGCTAACGGATAAGGATAAGCCATGAATTTAATTAACTATTATGGCTTTTCTGTTGATGCAACCACCCAAAGGGTTTACCTAAAAGAAGGTAAATTCGCTGGGTGGAATCAGCAAATTCCTACAAACATTGAGAACATAACAGTCGGCACAAGTCGAGGCACGATTCAGTATTCAAATCCTAAAGTTGGGATGAACGCTGAGAACAACCTTGTCTATTTCGACATTAAGGGTAAACCCTACGCAGGCAAGATTGTTATGCGTGAGTATTTGCCCCATACCGAAGATGGCAAGTTGCTTGTGGATACAGTCGGCAAGATCACTAGCACCTATAAAGCATTAGGCTTTACTGAGTTTGGCGGTGTTGCAATGAACCCTGTTGATGTTGCCCCTGATGCGCCTAAATTAAACAATGTTTATCCTGCTAATACTTCAGTCGTGTTGGACTATGACGAGGTAGGCGATGAGCCTGAATATTACACAGGCTATGCACAAAACGGCACGGATGTATTTACCTCAAAGGTTTACGATCCTGACGAGGACATGGCGATTTTAGGTCTTACCACAGGCAAAACATACGATTGCTGGGTTACTGCAACCAGTCGTGAGGGCAGAGAAAGCCCTAAATCCAATGTGATGAAGGCAACCTGCAAGTCTATTATCCCTGCGCCTGTATTCACTTCCTGCGTGGCTAATGATGGCTTTGCGACTGTAACCTATCAAGACATTAAGGTGCCTGATGGCTTCACAATCGACCATTATGCGTATTCCGCAATCAATATGGATGCGCCTAAAGACCCAGCGATGGAAGGTCATATTGAAAACGGCAAGATTGTATTGACCAACGATATTAATTGGTATGTGCGTATTTGCGCCGTATGCAATCCGGGTCGAGTTCCGGGCGACTTCTCAGACGCCTTAACTGTTACCCCTTGCAAACAATCCGTGCCTTACACCCCTAAGATTACTAATTGCTATGTGCAAGCAGGCGGTCAAATATTTGTGTCATGGATTAAAGGCACAAACGGCAATAAAGATTCCAGTGCAAACACAGTTGATAAGTGGCTAGTCAATGTAACCAGCATAGACGGCAAGGGCAAGGATTTTAGCGTAGAAGTGCCTGACCCTCAGACCTTAAACTTAACAACCGATAAGGTAAGCATTGGGCAATGGATGGTAACAGTTCAAGGTCATAACGACATGGGCTGGTCAAAGCAATCTGATGCCGCAATGATTAACTACAACCCTGTTAAACAAGACCCATTATTGGGCGGATTGCGCTATTCAAGCGATAAATATGAATATGCGGTTTTCTATGCTGATACGACTACAGGCTACGAAGCAGTTCGCACTCAAACAGGCACAGAGATTGACTTTGATGTGCTAATGGTAGGCGCTGGCGGTTCAGGTAAAGGTCAAACAGTAACGCTGGGCAAAGGTGGTGATGGTGGTGGCGGTGAGATGGTATTGGGTAAATTACCTGCTACCCACAACACAACCAGCATTATGATTACTGTCCCTAATGGCGGCACAAGGTCTAGCGATAGCCCTGCAAATACGACTGTTGTTGAAACAATTACCAACCTATCAGCCAATGCAGGCAAGTCGGCTAACGACAAAAACGATGCGGCTGGATATCCTAAGACTAAAGCCCCTGATGGCTGGAACGACATTCTGCCATTTACTTGGCTGATGCCCGGAAGTCAATATGTTGGCGGCGTAGCGCAATCAGGCGAGCAAAACTACCCTAATGCAACATTTAGGGGTCAAGGTGGCGCTGGAACTAAGGACAGTAATGCTGGCAAGGGCGGCGGTTCTATGGTCATTATTCGCTGGACAAAATGATGGAAGCCCCTGAAATCATTAAAGGGGTTAGTGCCGCTGGGGGATTCCTCGGCGGTTCTTCCCTTTTGGTGTATATGAAGCCAGCCACACTAAAAGAGGCTTTAATGCGTGTCGGCGTAACAACCATCGCCGCTATGATGACTGCACCTGCAATATCCCTTAAATTGCTAGATAACGATACCCCTGAAGTATTGGGCGGCGTTGCCTTTGGGGTAGGGTTTATTGCTTGGAATGTATTAGGCGCAGTAGCCCAGTTTTTCCAAAACAGACAGGGGCAAGACATCAAAGAATTAGTAAAGAGCGCACAAGATGATTGAACACCTCACAATCCTTTGGTATCTAGCCTTTTTTGTAGATGTAACCTTAGGCTCGATGGCTTTTTACATGGTCTTAAGCAAGATGGTCAATTCCCGCTATATCGCTATCTGCTGGTATATGGGATGGTGGGCTTTTGCTGACGCCATTGCTTTGGCGTTGAACGGCATTATGGGAACGGATTACTTTTGGTCTTATCACCAATCGGGCATCGTAACGGATACGGCAGTAAATATGGGCTTGGTTGTGTATATTGCTCGAGTAATCAGCGATAATTGGGGCATGACCGATGCGGATTGGGTAAAAGTCGATGAAATCCGCAGACAAGCCAAGATAAGGGAATTATCTAAATGACTGCCGCCTATCAAATAAATGCTTACCAACCCAACGCTTATCAAGTAAACGGGACAGAAATAATCCCTGCGTTTGATGGTTGTGCATTCCAATTTGATGCGTTCCAGGCTGCACCTTGTCCAAATCCTCCAGTCCCGCCTGTATACGATGGCCACGATGCTGGACGTAAAAAGGCGCTTAAGCGTTTAAAAGAATTAGAAGATAAGCGTATTAAGCTGGTACGCGACCAGGCTGAAAATCGCAAGATGATGATTAAGTTTGCCCTGGACCCTGAGGCCAGGGCAGCGCATGACGCTAAGTTAGCGGCTGCTAACGTAACACCTAATGTGGCCAAGATTGGGCGCGAGGCTAAAGAGCGCGAGATCGCCAAGATCGATATGCAAATTGCGCGTATCGAGAAGATGCAAAAAAATAATGCAATAAATGCTGCAATCAAGCAGGAATTGGGTAGAATCCATAGCGAGCGCCAACTTCGCGAGGCTGAGGTAGCAAAACAAATCAGACAAGCGGATGATGAGTTGGCATTGATGATGTTAATGTAAGGAGAATACGGGTGACAACTTGTCCGCATTGTCGTAAAGAGTTAAGCGTAGTAGAAACCAAAAAACAGACCGAAGAGGAATTTTTCCTTGAATGGTGGACCCCGACTATTGGTGCCGAAGAGGCCAAACGGTCGTGGGAAGATAAGCAAAAAAACGTCAGAATGTCGCCCCCAGCGGTTATGTCAGACATTGGCGGGTACATTAGCCAGGTCGATGGCTCCTGGATCGACAGCCGGTCAAAGCACCGCAATCATTTAAAGCAGCACAACATGATCGAAGTTGGGAACGACGTCCCGATGCAGCAAAAGGCCCCTGAATTATCAGCAAAATCCCAGCGTGAGCGCAAGGAAATGATTGGCCGCCAAGTTTACGAGAAGTTACGATAACCCCCTGATTACTTAGGAGAAATAGCATGGAAGAGCAAAAAGTTAGTTTACGAGATCACATCGAATCCGCAATGGAGCAGGTTGAAAGCGGCAACGAGCCGGTAGAGCAGGTCGAGTCACTCGACGTAGCGCCCCAGGACGATATTGCCATCGAGTCATCCGGCCCTGATCGCGATGAGAGTGGCCGCTTTAAGTCTAAAGAACCTAAGGAAGAGGTTGCGGCAGCTGCCCCAGCCCAGGAGGAGACAGAAGAGACTGAGCAAGTAGAAGTTGAGGCAGCCCCTGCTTTAGTTCGCCCATCCACCTGGAAAAAAGAATACATGCCTATTTGGGACAAACTCGAAAAAGGTGAGGCGCTTTCCAAAGAAGAGTCACGTAAGTTGGCTGAATACTCCAACCAACGCGAGTCAGAGTACAAGAAGGGCGTAAGCACTTACAAGGCCGAGGCAGAACGCGCCCGTCAACTTGAAGAGGCAATCAACCCGTTTGTGCCTGAGTTGCAACAGCAAGGAATTTCTCCTGCGGCATGGATCAATAACCTTGGTCGCGCCCACATGATGTTGTCAAAAGCACCATACGAACAAAAAGTTGAAATGTTTCAGCGACTTGCGCAAGATTATGGGATACAATTCAATCAAATGGGTCAAGCGCAACAACTTGATCCGTATGCACAACAGTTGATGGCGCAAATGCAGCGCAATGAACAAGAGGTGCAAGCAATAAAAAGTAGGTTCCAGCAGGAAGAAGAAGCAAGACTGAATGCTGAAATCGAGCAGTTTAGTAGTGATGTGGAGAAGTACCCACATTTTGAAGCGTTGCGGGAAGACATGGCTCAATTACTTGACCTAGGAAAAGCCCAAGACATTCCAACGGCGTATAAGCTGGCTGTTCGCTTGAATGATGATGTTTGGCAGCAAGAGCAAGAACGACTTCTTTCTCAAGCCAAACATGATGCTTTGAAGCAGCAGCAGATTGCTAAGGCCAAGTCGGCATCTGTCAGCGTCAGATCCACTACACCTAGTGGAAAAGTCAACGATGGGTTAGACACAAAGGATAGACGTGCAGTGTTGGCAGCCCAAATGGAAGCCTTCGGTGCAAGTCGGGTTTAATTTTTTTAGTTTATTTAATTTAAAGGAAATATCATGGCATTCGCTAACGCAGCTATTACCGATATTATCGCAACGACTATTCAAAGCCGTAGCGGTGAATTGGCAGACAACTTAACTCAAAACAACGCAATTCTTCAGCGTCTTAATTCCAAAGGTAACGTGCGCCCATTCTCAGGCGGTAACGTAATTCTTGAGGAATTGATGTACAACGATCCGGCGACCGACAATGCTAACAGCTACAGCGGTTACGAAGTTATCAACATTACTCCTGATAGCCCAATCTCTGCTGCTCAGTACAAGATCTGCCAGTACGCAGATTCTGTAACAATGTCCGGCTTAGAAATGTTACAAAACAGCGGTAAAGAAGCAATCATCGACTTGTTAGACGGTCGTATGAAGGTTTCCGAAGCCCGTTTGTTGAACCGTATCTCTAGCGACCTTTATGGCGACGGTACAGGTAACGGCGGTAAGAATATCGATGGCTTGGCTGCTGCAATCCCAGCAAACCCAGCTGTAGGTACTTACGGTGGTATCTCCCGCGCTAACTGGACATTCTGGCGTCCTAGCGTTGTTTCAGGCACTGCAATCACTGCATCTAACATTCAAGCTAAGATGACTGACCTTGCGATCCAATTGGTTCGTGGTACAGACAAAACTGACTTGATCGTTGCTGATAACAACTTCTACAGCCTCTATGTTCAATCTTTGCAAGCTATCCAGCGTATTACTTCTGCTGAAGCAGGCGCTGCTGGTTTCGCATCACTCAAGTTCTACGGTGGCGGTACATCTGCTGACGTTGTACTCGGTGGTGGTAACGGTAACCAAGAGCCAGCAAACCGTATGTACTTCCTGAACACAAACTACATCTTCTTGCGTCCGCATAAAGAGCGTAACTTTGTACCTATCGGTGGCGAGCGCCAGTCGATCAATCAGGACGCGGTCGTTAAATTATATGGCTGGGCCGGAAATTTAACTGCTTCGAACAGTTCATTGCAAGGTTTGTTGACAAACTAATTGAATGGGGGAGAAATCCCCCTTTCACAGTTAAAAATCTAATTTATTTAAGGAAATAATCATGGCATATACCATTAACCCCCTATCCGGCATCGACTTTAGCCGTGTTTACCCAGTTGGTGAAGTTGCTCCAATGGGCCCATACGGTGCTGAAGTTTTCGGCTCTGACGGCAAGATCTACGTTTTTGCTAAGGCCGGTGGCGCAATCCCTGCGTCAACAGCAGTTTGTACAGTAAACCCAACTACCTTTGCTGCTACAGCAACTGGTGGTACATACTTATCTCCAGCTACCGCAATGGTAACTGGCGACTCAGCATGGTTTGCTAAGGCTTCTGTTTAATATTGTTTTACTGTAGTATCCAGGGTGTGCCCCACAAAGGCACACCCTTTTCTTTTAACAACCAAACTACTTTGGAGAATTAAAATGGCAATTGAATCAGATCGTATGGGCGCCGATGGGCGTTTAGCAATTAAGTTTTACAAGTATTTACATGAAGATGTAGCGGCCACAATGGCTGAAGGCAGACCAATCTGCAAAGAAATCGACTACATCAAGATCGTCGTACCTGGCGATACATTAAGCGAAATCGATAGACCTGTTTACGAAAGCGACAAAACTCGTTTCCCTATCCAGTGGGCTAACTACCAAAACCGCGTTGGAGCCGAAGGCAACTACGAGGGCACACCTTTAAAAGAGTGGAATTTGGTTAGCCGTAGTCAGGCTGAAGAGTTGCGCGCCCGTAAGTTCTACACCGTAGAGCAAGTTGCGTCCGCGTCCGATCAACAACTGCAAAGCATTGGTATGTCGGCAGGAATGTCACCATACACCTTCCGCGACAAGGCTAAGGCATTCTTAGATTCTGCAAAGACTGAGGCTGACTTTACCCAGCGCGCTGAAGAAATTGAGCAACTGCGCCTTGAGAATGAGCGTATTCGTAAAGAGTCAGACGAAAAGATGGCAAAACTTCAGGCTCAATTGGACGGATTAATGACTATGATCCCAAAACCAAAAGCGAAAAAGCAAGAGGCTGCACAATCAGAAGTACAGGAGTAAGAATAAGGGGGCGTAATTGCCCCCTTTTTTGTTTTACTGATGTAAAATCAGACCAATTATACCCAACTACTTGGGTGAACAACATTCAAGTAAAGGTGCGAGCATGAGCCAAACGATGCTTCAACTGGTCCAGCAGGTAACCAGTGAATTAAACTTACCGGTCCCCAACTTTGTTGCGGGAAATACCTCCCAGGACGTACAGCAGATCCTGGCCCTTATGAACGGCGCAGGCCGCGAGTTGGTAAAAGAGAACAACTGGCAGGCACTCGAAAAAGAATACCGTTTTTACACCCAATACGTTAACGCTACCGCAGATACGGTGGCTAATGACTACACCATATACAACGTCAGCGATACAACTGGCCTAGATTCAACTTATATGGTCAGCGGTTACGCAATTAATCAAGACACCAACGTAAGTGCAGTTTACGGTGACAATAGCGTAAGACTTAATCAAAAAGCGTCACAAAGCGGCATCCAGCAACAGATCTTGTTTGCCAAGACTGAATACGACATGCCTTTTGATTTTGAAAGCATTACGGACCGCACTCAATGGCAAAAGACTCAACACTGGGAAATGCTTGGACCTGAGGACGCGCAGCAGTGGCAGTGGCTTAAGTCAGGCTATATCGCGACCGGCCCACGTGTACGTTGGCGTATCCTAGGTGGCAAATTTCAAATTTGGCCTATGCTCAATACGCAGCAATACTTAGGATTTGAGTACCGGTCTAACGCCTGGGCTAATAGCGTTAACGGCGAACCAAAACAATCATTTACTCAGGATTCCGATACAACCGTCCTAGATAATCGTGTATTGGTGATCTATACCAAGTTGAAATACTTCCAAATTAAGAATTTTGACACTACCGCGTTGAGCCAAGATTACCAGCGCTACCTTAGCGTGGCCAAGGCTGCTGACAAGGGCGGCGCTACATTGTCCTTTGCACCGTACCCAACTCAGGTACTTATCGGCTGGGCTAACATACCGGATTCGGGCTACGGGACTTAATTATGCCAAAACCACAAGGATTCAAGGCTTCTACAGCAAGTCTTTCATCCCCGACCGGTGGTTGGAATGCTCGCGATTCTATTGCGAATATGCCCCCATTGGACGCGGTTGTTTTGGACAATATGTACGCCACACCTACGGACGTTCAACTGCGCCTGGGCTACAAAAAACTGACTACCGGCATTAATGGCCGTGTAAATACCCTATTAAACTACGCTAGTTCGACCACACAGAAGTTATTTGCAGTCGCTGGTACTCAGATTTATAGAACTGATACAGACCCTGCTACGCCTGTTAAAACCGTTTTAAATGATAAGTGGCAGTACACCAACGTAAGCAATGCTGGTGGCCACTTTTTAACCGCAGTTAACGGCGTAGATCAGCCATTAATTTATGACGGTACTGACTGGTTTAACGTAGCCGGAACAAACACCGCACAAGCGATTATTGCTCTTACTCATGTGGATTTGGTGGCAACCGCTACAACTGCGCAACCGCATGGCTTATTTACTGGCAACAAGATCACTATTGCCAACGCGTTTCCGGTTCAATACAACGGCACTTATGTAATCACCAAGATTACAAATACCCGTTTTAGTTACACAATGGCAACTGCCCCTGCAAGTAATTCTACTAATACTGGGGTTTTCCCTATGACCAGTATTACTTACCAGGGTACAAGGCCATTAACCTCTATTACTCATGTAACTAATGTAGCGACGGCTACCGCACCACAACCGCATAACCTGACAACAGGTATGCAGGTGGTTATTGCAGGCGCAAGCCCAACAGAATACAACGGGACTTGGACTGTTACTGTTACCACACCTACGGCCTTTACCTTTACAAGAACTGCGGATTTTACGGCTGATGCGACTACTGCTGGCACTTTTACTACTAGCATTGTGGCTATATCTACTGCCACAACTCCTGCACCCCACACTTTAGTTACGGGTAACACTGTAACGATTAGCGGTTGCGTCCCCCCTGAATACAACGGAACTTGGACAGTATTAGTAACCAGTGATACGACTTTCCAATTTATTACTAATGCCACACCCAATAGCGATGCCACAACTGTAGGTACCTACCTAGTATCAGGTGCAACTTATAGCGTGAATTACGCCATTACTGGTGTTGATCCTGCTGATTTGGTCCATGTAAACCTGTTTAAAAACCGTCTGTATTACACCGAAAAGAACAGCATGAATGTTTGGTATCTTGATACCGATGCTATTGCTGGTGTTGCTAGGCCATTAAATTTTGGCGGCATAGCGCAAAGCGGCGGATACATCCAAGCGATGGGCACATGGACAATTGATGCTGGCCAGGGTGTAAACGACTACGCAGTGTTCGCAACCAACATGGGCGAGATAATTGTCTACGAAGGAGATAACCCGAATGACGCTGCAAGCTGGGCATTGCGTGGCGTATGGCAATTAGGTTATGTATTTGAGCGTCGCTGCTTCTTTAAGTTTGCTGGCGACCTGCTTTTGCTATCTCAGGACGGACTAACCCCTTTAGCGGCAGCACTCCAATCAAGTCGTTTAGACCCGCGGGTTAACCTGACTGACAAGATTTATTATGCCATTTCCCAGGCGGCAAGCCTGTATTCTTCATTTTATGGCTGGCAAATCCACTATTACGCATCTGAAAATATGCTGATTATTAACGTGCCATCTAGCACGGGATATAACCAATTTGTGATGCACACCATCTCAAAGGCTTGGAGTAGTTTTTCGGGGATCGAGGCTTCATGTTGGGAATTGTCAAACGACAAGATGTACTTTGGCGCAGATGGTTTTGTAGGTGATTTTTGGTCGGCATATGACGATGCAGGCTCAAACATTAACGCTACCATCCAGCAGGCTTATACCTACTTTGACAACCCTGGCGAACTAAAACGGTTTACCATGGTGCGTCCAATCTTCCAGGCAGATAACGGTATTCCGTCTGTTTTAGCCGGTATTAATACCGATTTTGCCGTCCAAAACAACCTTGGGACAATTAGTTTTAACCCACAAGATAACCGTATTGGTACCTGGGATAACGCTGTTTGGGATCAATCTACCTGGGGCGGTGGTTATCAAATCAGCAAGAATTGGCAAGGCGTGACAGGTTTAGGATTTAGTGGTGGATTGGTTATGAAGATAGCCTCCCAAGGTATTGACGTACATTGGGTATCTTGCGACTATGTGTTTGAGAAGGGTGGAATCCTTTGAGGCGTGTTGTTACTGAAGATCAGGAATATATGCGCGCATGGCTTGGCAGAATGCTTTGCCAACAAGTTGGACCTGGGATGTTTTGTATTGGCCAGGAAAAAGATGGGAATTTGGTAGCGGTTATTGGCTATTGTGACATTACTGAAAAGTCTTGCATGATGCACGTGGCCGCTATTGATGACAACTGGATTAGTAAAGATTTATTGTGGGCAGCATTCGATTATCCCTTTAATGTTTTAAAAGTTAAGGTTATACTAGCGACAGTTTCTTCTGAGAACGAAGAGGCGCTTAAACTAGACCGACACCTTGGTTTTAAAGATAAAGCGTATATCGAGGATGCCCACATGTACGGGGATTTAGTGATATTAGCTATGAGGCGCGAAGATTGTCGATGGCTCGACATCAAATCGCCTCTAAAAGGAGAATGACATGGGTGGCGGTAATACATTAGGAACATTAGGCGGATTAGCTGGCGGTGCAGCAGGGTTTATGTACGGCGGCCCAGCTGGCGCGATGGCAGGCTATTCTGCTGGTAGCGCCCTTGGAGGTGCTTTAGGCGGCGGTGGCCCACAACAAGTTACCCCACCTGATTACACAGCAGCAGCGCGCCAAACAGCGGCCTCTAACCTGGCAAATGCTCGAGTAAACCAAAATACCCCATACGGTGGAGTTCAATACCAGCAAACTGGCACAGACTCTTACGGCAACCCTACTTGGACTGCCAACCAAACGACTGCTCCATTTATTCAAAATGCAATTGCTGCGCAGGGCGGTCAATTGATGTCCTACGGCAACCCATTCCAGTCACCTACATTTAGCAGTTCAGGCGACATGCCAAGCATGAACTACTACGGTTCGCGTCTTAATCAGCAGCAATTTAACCCTGCTACACAATTAAAGTCATTGCGTCGTTTTGACGTAAATACCGACATCGATGAGTCTAAGTTGCCGACCTTTGGTATTAATCCAGGTCAGAACTACGAAGACGCCATTATGAGCCGCTTGGAGCCACGTATTTCGCAACAACAAGAAATGCTTGACGCTAAATTAGCCAACCAGGGTATTGAGCCTGGTACAGAGGCTTATAACCGCGCTATGCAGCAATTTCAGCAAGGTGTTAACGATCAGCGCACTAGCGCCGTAGTTGGCGGTATGGATACCGGTTTACGTGCTAATCAGCAGATGTACGGCCAACAAGCCGGACAGATCGGTTTGAACTTGCAAGGCCAAGGCCAGCAATTTGGTCAAAACGTATCTGAGAATCAACAAAATATGGCTGCCAATAGCCTTGCTTATCAGCAACAATTGCAAAACCAAGGGCTTGGTATGAACGCGCAAGACCAAGCGTTCAGACAAGCCATGATTAAGTACATGACCCCGTTGCAAGTTGCCCAGGGTCTCAAAAACTTATCTACGCCGACATACGCACCGGTTGCAGGCGCAAGTGGCACTGACTTTATGGGCGCGGCTGGTTTACAAAACCAAGCAAACGTGGCCAATGCTAACTTTAATAACGCCTACCAAAACTCAATGCAAAATGGCTTGTTTTCACTTGGTGGCGCTGCGTTGATGTCCAATATGGGTGGCAATTCTATATTTAGCAACCCTGGATTATTTGGCAGCACAAGCAAGACGCCAGCTAATATTTATGATTACAGCACACCGTACGGAAGATAATCATGGCAACTAATGACCTAATCTCAAC